CTGGAATTTCCTTAATTCCGACCCTAGCCTCAGGAAACTGTACTAGAGAATACTATGACTCTAGCAGAGACTTAGGTTCCCACCTACGCTTTATACAAAGCGTAGGTCGATCAGCCTTACCAATTCGGTCGCCTAGAATATAGGTAACCGGTAGGGCTTCAGTGAAATACTGAAGCAGCTGACCGCCGCTTTCGTTGGGCAGTCTTGTCGATTTAGCGTAAAGCTTGTCGACCTGGACTTCCATCCTCTGATAGTCCTCGTTCCAGCGAGTTTTGAAGCCCGCTGGCTCGAATCCATCAAAGGACCACCAACCAAAGCATCCGGAGCCGATGGGCACCGAGGGAATACGGTAATTTCTTACCCCCTCGACTGTCGATTTTAGATACTCAGCTGTGCGCCAATAACCCTTCATTAAAAAGTTATTGTGCGTATCAACTAGAGATATCATCGACTCCGGTCGGGACACTTCAGGGAAGGTGATAGAATACGTTGCGGACACGTCGTGTCCGTCATACGCATCTACACCGCACGACTCACGGAATTTTCCATTTCCGTAGGTTTTTGCACGGTTAACCTCTAAACCGAGGTCACCCAAAAGCCCCTGAAGGACTTCCCAACAATCTATGGGTACGATAATATCGTCACCATAAACTTGGACCTCCTTTGAGGCCTGTCTTATATTGCGCATAGAGATCGGGATGTTCCTACAATGTAGGATAGTCGAGATCGCTAAAATCGCAAATATGACAGACTGTACAGGAAAGGTACACGCCGAACCCATACAAGAAAATTTCCGGACTTTGTGAAAACCCGGAGATTTCTTATCGATAGCATTAGCTATCCATCGGGTCCTAGACGCGTGGAGCGCTGACAGAAGCGAAGAATTCGCCCTGAAAATACGCTCGACGAGCCAACAGGATATCCGATCGGACGCACTCGACAAATCAATCGTCGCGTGCGAACCGGTATGGGAAGCTTCAAGTGCAAGTCTCTGGTTTGGCTTCTGATCATGAATCATGATACAGTCCCCAAGCGGAGACTTCCGCATTTGAACGGTCAGAAAATCCCGGATGGATTGCTGACACCATTGATGGCTGACAGGTTCTGAGGCAATAAGCCTAGGACCCTTCAGCGTCTTTGGGACGGCAATCAATCGTGAGGGAGGCTCATTCTCTGATAAGGAGGATGAGTCCCCTTGACCGCAGAGGAAATCGACCCAGAAGGAATAGTTAGCAAAAGCTAGCTCGTCCGACGGGAACGTTCCCTCAAGCTTAGCTGACCAGGTGGGAAAGTCGTACTTAAATGACGTACGACGCTGGTCAGAGACGGCTCCTGGTCCATGCTTAGATCTCCACTCGGAGGGGTTAAACCCTCCGAAGGTGGCGACACAGGCGTCAGCCGTCCGTTGGACGGTATCGGCGAGTGAAGCATCTGAAGTGGAGAACGACCCTCTCGATCGATCAATATCAGTGATATGATCGAAAAGAGGAGCAGGCTGACAGTTGTAAGAATCGCCAATATGGAGATTCCGAAGACTATCAGTCCTGAGTTCGTCTTCGTCCCAATTAAGGGAGGAAGGACGTACTTCGTGGTCGATTTTGAAGAACTCATGTACATGTTCCCATGTGCGTGAGTCGCTGCAAGCAATCTTATACTTCTTAGCCATCAGACAAAGCTGGCGACTGAAGCGGATTGCCGCAGGATCATAATCGATCCTAAGCACCCCATTATCATCGAAGATCTGCAGGAGTAGCCCCTTGAATAGTCGAGGGATAACTCCTCCGGAGCGATACGGCCTAAAGCCGGCAATACCGCTCGTGGTTAGAGATCCGTCTGCCATGCACCGATCAAGGTGCTTGCCAAACGCTGGGAGGTCCACCATAAGGAATGGTAGACCCCTCTGATCGATGAGAGAGAGCAAGCGAGAAGCATCCCGCCTACAATCTACTTGGAGATGTGGGAAGTACACAGCAATGTCGAAAAACATTGCCGAGTATAGTCCCTGTAAATACTGAATATCGCTTTTCATGGTTATCGTCCTTCATTTAGGATGAAATAATCATCGATATAAGGTACACCCATCTCCCTAGGATAGGAGCCTTAGGAGCTCAATGAGCCCTTACGACTCCCAACCCAGCAACTTCGCGGCGATACCACCAGCTTTTACCATGTAAAAGCTCATGGCCTCCGAGAGGTCGATGACATCCGAAGCGGTTTCTACAGGACTCGTTCGAATCGTGTAGATAACCTCGGTAAGGATGCCAAGAGGCACGAGGGTCGTTGGCTTCAGAAACCGTTGAAACGTCACAGTGTGACGATCGAAGGCCTGAGTACCAACTTTCACCGTGTCCTTACTATGCCGGATTTTAGCCCGGTAAGTAACGAGAGATTCGTCAAGGAAATATTCCGACGAATATCCGTCTTGGTTAATCAGCGGCAATACCTTGGCAGTTCCACCGGAACCATCAAGGGTCACCGTCAGGGTTGAACCTAGCATCAGTACTTACTCCTTAGTTGTGGTTAGCGTCTCAGCTTAATTCGCTGCAACGCTAACGAACTAAGGATCGACAGTTGACGTTGACTTAGGAAAGGCAACGTGGCCGTCAGTGCTGCTCCCGAGACCTGGGCTCTTGCCTTGGTCTCGAAGATCCGCGCACCCTCACCGCCGGTTATCGTAAAACGATAACCGTCGGTTCTGGTCCAAGTCTCCTTTGTGTACGTATGCGTCATCACGTTGATAACGCTATGGTTCACTGGGATTGTATTAATGTGAGCCGACATATAGTCGTCAACATTAAGACACCAACCCGCCAACCACGTCCATGGAATTAAATTCCATGCTTGAACACCGGCCTGACCAAAGGTCAAGCCTAGGACAAGTCGACGTGCGAGTGAGTTGAGCTGCTTGGATGTATGCCGAGTAGACGGCAGTACGGTAGGTGTCCACCTTACGGTGCACCACCGCTCCCGGAGAGTATACTTCTGGACTTTCACATCCAGTTGAATTCCCGTGGAAGAGTGAATCGGCAATTGATTGTCGACGAACTCGCCTGACGTAGTATCACTCGGTATACGGATGCGACGTTTCAAACCTCCCTTAGCATACAGCCTTTCAAGTTCCTTGAGTCTTTTATCGACCAGGGATTGAAAGTGCAACAGCTTACGGATGTCTGAGATTAAAGGTAACCAGCCCATTTGAGCGGCAAGATAGTGATTAGCTATCTCTTTAGCACTGTGAACACCCAAAGGGTGATTCCCAGTCCTAAGACGCTTTATATTGAGCTTGTAAGCCATTATATCTCGGTACAACCCCGGGAGATCTCTCAGTTCGTAGAGAAACTGCGGAAGCCCGACCCCGATTCGGTTAGGATTACTCCTAGCCAGAGCGTAAGTCGCGGCGGATGCAGTAGACCCTGCTGCTGAGAGTGTCACGTGAGTCTGATTCAGACAAGACACGCCTGACGGGACGTAATTCACAAATATAGTGTGAATACTACCGTTAGGTTGAGTCCGCTGTCCATTGATAGTAGAGATCCCTGAAGAGAGTCTATGACTCAAATCAAGAGGATGATCAACTGTCTTCCCCACATCATCGGTACACAAATGGCGATCCCACAGAAGTGAGACGTTATTGGTGACCGGTGTGCCCGGGCCAAAACCGTCGAAACGGTAGAAACCCGAGGGAAAAGGAACAGACTTGGTTCTTGTACGTGACATTGACACAGAACTGTAGGAGTCACGGGATGTGACGAGCTATCGCTCGAGAGCCGCCCACTTGGGCGGC